TTTTTTTATTATTTCTTAAATTATAGAATATTAGGTTAGTAAGATAAGATTGAAAATCATTACTTTCTACATTATCATTTTCAGTAATATCAGACTCCAATATAAAACTAACAGTCTTTTCTTGATTTTTAAAATAATTACACGGACATGGATTATTTAAAGCACCATCCACATATAAATTATCTTTATATTTATAGGGTGTAAATACTAAAGGGATACTACAAGATATTCGAATTGCTTCCCATAATTTCATATCTGGTTGTGTTCTATAATTAAAGAATTCGTCTTCATTTTTATTTACATTACATCCTACTATAATTAATTTAGTCTTAAACATTTTATAATGTTCTTTAAATGTTAAATCTGGATTACCTGTTTTTTTTTTAATTAATATTTTTAAAATCTTTATCATATGTTCTCCATTATCAAACCCATAATTATTTACTATATCTAAAATATTATTATCTTTATTTATCATTTTAGTAATATCCATACCTAAAGTTATACCTTTAATTTCATTACTTGTATAACCAAGTGATATACATAATGAAATCATTGCTCCGACAGAACACCCTAATATATTTTTAATATTTTTGTGTAGGTTGTTTTCATATATATATTGGTAAGCACCAACAAAAGCAAAACCCATAATTCCTCCACTACTGAAAACAATATTTTCAATCATTTATATAATATTTTACAATAAAAAATAAGATTAGACTTAAATAATTTTTTCTACTTTATAAATATACTAATATGTCTATGATTAACATAAATGAATTACATAAAATTAATGAAGATAGAGAAAAATTTAAGTTAAAGGTATATGAAAGTGTCTTAAAAAAATGTCATGAAAGAATTAAATTTGTTTCCAAATTACCTAAATCAACTAATTTTTGTTTTTATGTTGTTCCTAATATTCTGTACGGAGTTCCTATATATGATATAAATTCTTGTATTGTATATGTCGTTTCCTCATTAATAAAAAAACGGATTTTATGTGGCTTATACACATCCAAATTTAATCTATATATCTTGGCATAACAGACAAAATAGTATAGAATATAAGAAAAAGAAAGAAGAGAAGAAGAAGAAAGAATTAGAATATAAAAAAGTTGATTCTTTTAAACCTAAAAGCAACTTTTTATATGATGTTAAAAAATTAGATTTTTTAAAGAAATAAATAACATAATTTTTACTTTCCTAAACAACTTTGTTTTTCGCATCCGCTTCCAGTAAACATATAACTCATATTTGTAACATTACCAGTATCCCAATTATCTAATGGTTGATTAAAACTTTTTGCTTCATAAAACATATACTGCATAAATTTAACTTTTGAAGTATTCCAATTATTTATATTTTGATTAAAACTTTCTGCTTTATAAAACATATAATTCATATTAAAAACTTCAGATGTATTCCAATTTTCTAAAGGTTGATTAAAATTAGTTGCCTCTGAAAAAATAGACATCATATTTGTTACTTTGGAAGTATCCCAACTATTTATAGGTTGATTGAATTCTTTTGCTTCGCAAAATAAATATTCCATATTATTTACTTTAGAAGTATTCCAACGATTTAAAGGTTTATTAAATTTTTCAGCACCCCAAAAAAGAGTCTTCATATTAGTAACATTAGAAGTGTCCCAATTATTCAAATTTTGATTAAAATTTTTAGCATTATGAAACATATACTGCATAATCATAAGTTTAGAAGTGTCCCAATTATTTATAGGTTGATTGAAACTTGTAGCCTCATAAAACATACCAGACGTATTAATAACTTTAGAAGTATCCCAACTATTTAAAGGTTGATTGAAATTTGTTGCTCCTTTAAGCATACTAGACATATTTCTTACATTAGATGTATTCCATTGGTTTATGTTTTCATTAAAGTAAGTTGCATTATAAAATAAAAGATCCATATCCGTTACATTAGAAGTATCCCAAACACTTATATAACCATGTTCTCTTATAATTAAGTCTATATCGCTTTCATTTCCCGAAAGCCATTTCTTGACTAATTCTCTTAATTTTTTGTTATCAATAACTTTTTTTTTTAATTCTAAATTTTTTTTCACTAAATTTTCTTCTCTCTTTTTTATTTCTAAATTCTTTTTTGCTAAATTTTCTTCTCTTCTATTACTTTCTGCTCTTCTTCTTTCTAAATTATCTTCTTTTTTATTACTTTCTACTTTCCTCCTTTTTAGGTTTTCTCTTTTTAATCTTAATTCTTTTAGGTTAGAGTTTGATTTCAAAATTAAATATACACAAATCAAAATTAATAGAATTAAAATAATATAATATAATTTTAAGTTTTTCTTACTGTTATATTTTTTTTTAGGCATTATATAATAATAAAATAAAATAAAAAATAAAGATAATTAATATCCAATAGAAGGAGAACTGTTTTTACCTAATTTATAGATGGAATCTAAAATGAATATAATAAAAATACCAAATAGGACAATAGAATATTAGGTTAGTAAGATAAGATTGAAAATCATTACTTTCTACATTATCATTTTCAGTAATATCAGACTCCAATATAAAACTAACAGTCTTTTCTTGATTTTTAAAATAATTACTTGGACATGGATTATTTAAAGCACCATCCACATATAAATTATCTTTATATTTATAGGGTGTAAATACTAAAGGGATACTACAAGATATTCGAATTGCTTCCCATAATTTCATATCTGGCTGTGTTCATATATATATTGGTAAGCACCAACAAAAGCAAAACCCATAATTCCTCCACTACTGAAAACAATATTTTCAATCATTTATATAATATTTTACAATAAAAAATAAGATTAGACTTAAATAATTTTTTCTACTTTATAAATATACTAATATGTCTATGATTAACATAAATGAATTACATAAAATTAATGATGAAAGACAGAAATTTAAAATTACAGTTTACGATAAAATACTTAAAAAATGTCACGAAAGAATAAAATTTGTTTCTAAAACACCTAAAGGAGCAAATTTTTGTTTCTATATTGTTCCGAATATTGTATACGGAGTTCCTATATATGATATTAACCAATGTATAGTATATATAGTAAGTGCCCTAATTAAAAATGGATTTTATGTTGCATACACACACCCTAATTTAATCTATATATCTTGGCATAATAGACAAAATAGTATAGAATATAAGAAAAAGAAAGAAGATAAAAAACCAACAATAGATTATAAAAAAGTTGAAACATTTAAACCAAAGAATAACTTTCTATATGATGTAAAGACTTTAGATTTTTTAAAGAATAAATAAATTTATATATAATTCTTAATATACACTACTACTACTTTTACCTAACTTATAGATAGAGTCTAATATAAAGATAATAAAGATACCGAATAATATAAATAATATTAGATCGTGAATATTATCTTGAGAGTCATCGTCGAAGAATTGACTTTTATTCATTTGTTTAATAATAGTATTCATACTACGATTTAATGAATTAAGTCTATAATCAATATCTTTTTTTGATATTTTTTTTAAAGGTCCAACTTCTCCAACTTCGTTATTTTCTTTTATAGGTAATTCATCATCTGTAGAATGTATATCACTATCTGTTTGCGTTTCTTCTTCTGAACTCATTTCTTCGGATGATGGACTCTCTGTATTTTTTTTTTGATTAAGTAATTTATCAATAAAATTACCGGCTCTTTTAGATTTATTATTGTCTTGTACTTCTACATCTTTTATTTTATCATTTCCTTCGCGAGAAATATTATTACCATCTAATTCTTCTCCGTTACTTTCAAAACCTTCTATTAAATCCATATTATATTTTTGCGTTTGTAAATATTCGTCGTCTTCCATACCTTCATTAAAATCATTTTGTATTCTAGTATAATCCGGTTCTTCTCTATTAATAGGTTCATTTTCCATACCATTATCTAATTCACTATTATAATCGTATAATTTTTCATTATCACTAAAGCCAGAATACATACCAGGTGCAAGATTATTATCAGCAATTATTCTTCTATCTCTTATATTATTTTTACTTTCTTTAACTCTTTTAGTTTCTTTCTTATAGCTATTATATTCTTTTTTGGCGTCATTATAACTAATTTCGACATTTCCCTGTTTACTTTTTTTAATTCTACGTGCTTTCCTTCCGTGTTTATGTCTATTTGTATGTTTTTGATTTAAATCAGTATTTTCTTTTATTTCACAGTGGTCATTATGTATTCCTTCATTATAACTTTGTTCTTCTATATATTCTGGTATATGTGTATTATACATTCTTTGTTCTTTCTTTTTTTTTTTCCTTTTCTCTTTATTTAATTCATCTCCCCATGCTTCTTCAATTGTACAATAGGACATTTAATTATAATATAGAAAATATTTTTTAAAAAATAAAACAATATCTTTATAAATTTAAAAAAAATGATAATTATAATTCTTTTAATCTCCCCCACATTAACTTTATAACATTAAATAAAATAGTTAAATATATAATGATTGGGGCTGCTGGCAAAGATATTAAAAGAAATAATAAACCAACAACTATAACTATTGCTTTAACAGCGAAACCTACATATTTCATAACTCCGCCTGATTTTAAAGCGTCGGCGGGATCAGTTCCTCCAACTTGTATCATATTACTATTACTATTACTAAAGAAAACTAAATTTATTTAATTTAATTATTCTTAAATTAAAAAAATATTTTCTTGATATTAATTAATATGAAACAAAATATTTTATATAATTTATTATTATTAATTTTGATTGTAATTGTTTATTACGTAACTGTATCAAATAATATTGTCAATAATCCTAAAGTAAATAATGTAATGAATAGATTAACAGAAGGTTCTGTTAATACTGTTTTATTATTAGTTATTATAGGATTAACACTCACAGAAGATTTAAATATTGGATTTTTATTAAGTATAATTTATTTAGTTGTTCTTATTAGAACGAATCATACTAAAGAACAATTTAGAAGTGGACCATCTCCATTAAACTGTAAAACATATGGCAATAGTAGAGAAAAAAACGGAGTTGCTTTTTATCCTTTACACGATAATATGGAAGAAAACTTAGCTTGTTAATTTTTTAGGTTAATTTAAATTTTTTAATTATTTTTAAAATATTATATTATAGTAATATTTTAAAACTAAAATGGATGTCTATAAGAAAATAAATTCTCTTAACCAAAGTAAAATTTTTGCGGGAATTTTAATGATTCTTATGAATTTAGGTTCTAAATATATTGCTTTAGAACTTAGTGAATCTCAAGAAGAATTTCTTAGTAATATAGTTATTAGAAGAATTGTTATTTTCGTTGTTGCTTTCATCGCAACAAGAGATATTATTATTTCACTCATTTTAACTGGTGTATTTATCTTATTAGTTAGTGGATTATTTAACGATAATAGCGATTTATGTATTATAAAAAAACATAATCCTCAAACCAAAATGATTACTAAAGATGATGTTATTAAAGCAAAAAAAATTATTAAAAAATACGAAAATCAAAAATTAAACAAATCAAAAATGTCTAATTAATAAATGTCTAATTAATAAATGTCTAATTAATAAATGTCTAATTAATAAATGTCTAATTAATAAATGTCTAATTAATAAATGTCTAATTAATTTATAAATCTAAATTAATACTTTTACTACCACTACTTGAATTTAAATTATTATTAGATAGTGTTTCCATTAAACCATTAACATCGGGTGGTCCATTCATACTTGGCCGTGAACTAGAAGTGCTATCATTCATATCACCTCCACCTCCACCTCCTCCACCAAATAAATCACCCATTAAATTACCAAAACCACCTAAACCACCGCCACCGCCACCGCCACCGCCTCCACCTAAACTACCCATTAAATTCCCTAAATCAAAACCACCCCCTCCTCCTAAACCTCCAAATCCTCCACTCCCACCTCCAGAAGAACTAGGAACAGGTGCAGACGCATTATTTCCCATAGTATTAGCTGCTGCACTAGCAAATTGTTTCATTAAGTCGGGATTCTGTCTCATTACATCTTCCATTCCCGGTAATGAAGATTTAAACATTGTATTCGTTAAATGGAACATAAAGGCACTTCCCCCTAAAGACAATAATAATCTTAATTCAGGTGCCATACTTGCTTTAGATTTGTATTTTTCGTGTAATTCCTCAAAAATATCGTCATACTCATTAATACCTTCATGAACATTCTCAGACCAACCTTCTAATTTTACATCAAATGGGTCAAATTTATTATTAATAAATTCTATAGCAGTAACAAAAGCAATTAACATTTTTCTCTGGAATTTTACACTTTGATCCATATCCCTTTGGTTCTTTAATCTATCAAATTCGTGTTTCATTTCTTCATATCCTGAAGACATACTAAACTTCTTATGGGTTTTAATACCCTTCTTCTCTAATCTCTCTAAAATACATAATAATTTAAATTTCTCTTCCTGAACCTCATCGTAACTCATTTCTTTCGGAGGTATTGCCACTTCTGGTATTTTTTTATCATGTGTTTTTATAGATTCGGGATTATTGAAAATAGTAGGATTATTTAAATCTCCTAAAGGATCATTTTTTTTTATATCCACAATATTTAAAGGATTATCATTTAACTCAATACTATTTAAGTTTAATAATTCCGGTTCCTCCTTTTTTTTATTTAAAATATCGTCTCCAAATAAATTTAATGTTGGTTCTGCTATTTTTTTACTATCAAATTCTTTTACATTTATTGATACATTTTCTTTTTTAAAATCATTACCTAAATTAATACTATTATTCATACTCCCTAAAGAATTTTCCTTTTTATCGTCTTTACTTAATTTACTCTTATTTACCAATAATTCTAAACCTATATTTGATTTTTTATCATTAACACTTAGGTTAGGTGTTTTAAAAGAATTATTTCCTAAAGAAATATTTTTAATATTATTGTTAGGAGTTATATTAATTTCTGTAGCAGTATTTCCTAAATCTACATCAAAGAGGTTGTCTAAATCAACTGTTCTAAGATCGTCCGAATCTAATTCTAAATTTAATGAATTCATTTAATCAATATTAGAAAACTATTATTTGTATATTACGCAGTATATCAAATTCACAAATTATTTTTAAATAGTAAAACTAATATTATATTTAAATTTATCTAGATTTACATTTTAAATTCCAATTGTATTTGATAAATATTCATTAGAAATGTATCCGCTAAATCATCTCTTTTTTTATGATTATTAAATATTTCTATCCATTCTTCCTTATTTTCCATAAATAACAATAATTCTAAACAAAACTTTTTAGCAAGTTCTTTATTTTTTTTATATTTATTTTTAATATTTAATTCTTTTTCTATAGTTTTTTTATTTTCTATAAATTTAGTTTTTTCACCTGTTTCCCCTAAATACAAATTAACTTTTAATTTATTATTTGCCGATAAAAATAATATTTTATCAATTTGTTTAGCAATAACATTTTGGTCTACTCTACCTCTAATTAAAAAATATGAATACAAAATCATTTGTATACTTTTCATTTTAGGATTTTTAAATGCCGGTTGATTTTCTATAGTTATTACATCTACACCTAATAAATATTTCCTATTATCCAATGCTATAATTAAATTTTCAGCAACTAATTCAGTTTCATTCTTTTTATCCTTCTTCTTCTCCGCTAAATTATAATCTTCTATACTTAACTTTTCAGATTTAAAATGCTTACTACAATAACCTATAAATCTATTATCTTTCTTTTCATAATAAATCTTTTTTTGACATAATTTATCATTTTTTTCTATAAAACAACACCTTATTTTATTAACCTCTATCATTTTATTACTATTTTTGAAATTTTTACTATGTGTTTTACAACAATAAGTATCAAATTCTATATTATAATACATTGAATTTTTATTACACATTTCTTTATTCTTTTTTAATTGTTTACAAGTAGGTATAGGTTTAGATTTTTCACCTATATTTATTATTTCCCAATTTAAAATTTTAAAAATCTTATCATTTTTTTCCACTAAACAATAAGATAAATTTTTAATACCTATATCCCAACTTAGATATTTCATATATACTAACAAATATAATATATTATAAACCTAAACAAATATTTATAATATATTATGTTGATTTAGAGTTTTATAATCTCTTTAATTCTTTATAATTGATTTCGTCAAATTTTTTTTATTCCGGTTACTTCGTTATAATTGATTTCGTCAAATTTTTTTTACATTTAGGAATATTCATATCCTCTATTTTTATTTCTACTAACTTTTTAGTTTTTTTATTATTATTTTTAGATTTCAATAAAGACTTACAATCTAATTTCCCCCCTTTACTAAATCTTCTATCTCTTAATCTAATTTCAGTATATCCAGATTTTTTCTTAGTATTTAATGTACATAATAAAGGATATTTGTGTGTTAAATATACAGCACTATCGTGTATTCTATTTTTTGTCCGATTTATTTGCATTCCCCCTGGTTCTTTATAACACCGTGTTCTACAAGTCACATTAGTAAATCTTAGAACTCCACCGTCTTTTAAATAATATTTAATAGATCTTTCATAATCCTCTTTATCGTCAATAGTCCTAAGTTCCGCTTTTTTATTATTTATTACCCCAGTCATAAAACCTATAATATATACTAATTTAGTAGTGGTATAATCGTCTATATTTTTAGTAGTAGGTTTCATAAAATAAGGATTTTCAACTGGATATACACCCCAATTATCACATTTCTTCTGTTTTGCTATGTCAAATGCTGATTCTATAAATTTATGTAAATCTTTCATATTATGTAATCTATTATTCTTCTTATCATAATTTTCATCTATTTTATCTATTATTTTACCTTCTTTATTATTGTAAATTTCAAATATATGACTAATATCGTCATCCATATAAAAAATTCTTTGTTTTTCTTTAAAATAATTTGCCATAAAATTCCTAATATTTTTTATACCCGGTTCCCCTACTACTATTTTATTATAAATTTTTTTCTCTATTTCACCTTCGTATATCTTTTTTTGTTCTTTATCTGAAACAAAAATTATTATTTTTTTAGGGTCAATTTTATGTTCAATTAATAATTTTAATGTTTTTTTTTTCAGTATAAGAGGTCTTTTATAAGAGGGAATTGCTACTATATATTTATTTAGCATATATACATTATAAAAATATTTTTTATAAAATACAAAGCATTATAAAAATATTTTTTATAAAATACAAAGCATTATAAAAATATTTTTTATAAAATACAAAGCATTATAAAAATATTTTTTATAAAATACAAAGCATTATAAAAATATTTTTATAAATACAAAACATTTTTATAAAAATAATAATATAGTAATATATTAATATATTAATATGTCAAGTCCTCATTGGTTAACTGGAGAAATAATAGATGAAAATACAACACCATGGATTTTAGGTATGAATAAAAGTTATTTTTTATTAGGTATTAAAGCAATAGGAATATTTTTGTTAGTATTTATAATATTAACATTAGATTTCCTTGCTTTATCTGTATCCTTACAATGTAATAGAAAAACTCCAAGTTTATTATCGGCTATCTATGCCTTCTTTTTTGGACCTATATATTTACTAATAAATTATTATTTCGTTAGAGTATTATCAAAAGGTGAATCTTGTGATTTTTCTTCAGAACACCCTTTTTCACTTTAAAAAATGAGTGTTTAATAAAATGTAAAATGGTTATTTAATAAAATGATTGTTTAATAAAAAATATATAATAATAATATAAATGAATTTACAAGATTTTAGAAATAACCAAGAACTTATTGGTGGTTTAGTAATAGTATTTATAATTATGTCAACCTATTACTATTATTTATATAAAGAATACAAAAAAACAAAAGATACTTATGATAGTAAAAGATTTGTAAGTATTTGTCCGGATTATTGGAGTTTAACAAGTAATTCAAATCCAGATAATAACGTTATTAAATGTGATAATAATAAAAATATAGGAAGATGTAATTTAAATGGTAATAAAGATTTCAGTGCTAAATTATATCAAGATGATATCGCAAAATGTAAATGGTCTAAATATTGTAACGCACCGTGGGAAGGAGTAGACCACTTATGCGCGGATTTAACAGTAAGTCAATTAAAATAATTTTATAATTATTTCTTATTACAATAATTATTTCTTATTACAATAATTATTTCTTATTACAATAATTATTTCTTAAAATTGATTTATAACTTTATTAATAATAACTTGTTAAATACTAATAAATTATTAAATGAGTTTACTATTAGTAGATAAATATAAACCTAAAAAAATAGATGATATACAAGGAAATAAACTTCAAATAAAAAGATGTAAAAAATGGTTAACCGATTTCAAAAATAAAAAAGTTAATACTAAACCGGCTTTATTATTATCTGGACCTCCTGGTATAGGTAAAACTAGCCTTGCTTTATTACTTTTAGAAGAATTAGAGTATGATATAATAGAATATAATGCTAGTGACGTTCGTAATCAAAAATTAGTAAAACATAATTTACAAAGTATTATTGGAAAAATTAGTATAAGTAGTCTTATGGGTGGTTTAAAATATATAGGAATTATTATGGATGAAGTTGACGGTATGAGTTCTGGAGATAAAGGAGGGGTATCCGAACTTATTTCATTTATTAATCCAAATAAAGGAAAAAAAAAAAAAGATAAAGTAAATTTACATTATATTAATCCTATTATTTGTATTTGTAATAATGAAAGTGAAAAGAAAATGAAAGATTTGAAAAAAGAATGTGAACATATAAAATTCGTTTTACCCAGTATTAGTGAATTATATTCTTATGCTACAATAATAATAGAAAAAGAAAATATTGATATTTCAGAAGACGATATACTTTCTATAGTTACCTTCAGTCAACACGATATTCGTAAAATGATTTCTGTTATTGAAAATATAAAATTAAGTCTTAAAAATAATGATAAAAAAAATATACAATCAATTCTGGATTCTATGGAACAAAAACATAAAGATACATATTTGCTAACAGCCGGTTTTAATATAATGAATGAATATAAAGATATAGATTCCACAAGTCGTATTTATAATACAGATAAAAATATGATAGGATTAATCATTCACGAAAATATATTTGGTTTTATAAATAATTATAAAATAGATGAATCCGAAAAATTTAATATAATAAAAACTATCTTCCAATATATGTCTTATAGTGATTACTTTGATAAAGAAATATTTTCCAATTGTAATTATGGGTTTCACCAATTAAACGCAGTCTATAAATGTTGCGTTCCTTCATATTTATTAAATCAATACAATAAATATTCCACATTGAAATTTACATCAAATGATATTCAATATACTAAAATTCTTAGTAAATTTTCATTACAATATAATAACTACAAAAATAAAATTTATATAAATAGGAAAATAAATAATTTTTCTAATGAATCACAAAATATACTATATTCATATTTCATAAAATCAATCGTTTTAAATAATAATATATTAAAAATGGATTATGATAAAGAAAAAATTAATACTAAAATAAAATTCTTAATTGAAAAATATGAACTAAAACCAGAAGATTTAGAGAAAATGTATAAATTAATTATAAATAGGGCAAAAAATACCAAATATGATAAATTATATTCTCAACTCGCAAGCAAAGAATTAGATAAAAAATATTTTGAAAAATACCTTAAATTACTTTCCATTTGAATTATACTTTATTCTTTTTTTATTTGTCTTATTCTTTGTTTTATTTTTATTTGTCTTATTCTTTGTCTTTTGAGGACCAAATTTCCCTTTTTGATTTTTTGATTTCTTTTTCTGTAAAAGACCTTTTTGTCTTAAAGGATTTTTTTTACTTTTCATTAATTTGGATTTCCTTTTACTTACTATATAACCGTATTCATTCATAACAAAGTCTTCTTTTGTTAATCTTCCCTGTGTCATTCTTGCCTTTCCGTGCCATACTTCTGCTCGTGTTCCATATCTTTTAGTTCTTAATCTTCCCATATTATATTATAATTAGAAAAAAAATTTATTATAATTCATTTATATTATTTATTATAATTCATTTTTTTTATTTATAATAAACTTCCGAGAGGAATATCACTAATTACTTTCATAATTCTGTCAAATTCTGCTTCCAGTCTTTCTGGTTCTTTTATAAAATCTTGACTTGCGTCTATCGTTATAACTTTAATACTATTTTCTTCTTCTCTTTTTAACCATTCTTCGTGTAGTTTATTGAGTTCTTCCAGATAATCTAAAGGAATACCACTTTCCCCTGTTCTGTCTCTTTTCATAATTCTATTATTACAAATATCTTTACTAGTCTTGAGATAAATATAAACGTCTCCTTCTAAATTAAATTGCTCCGAAAATACATTAAACCATTGTTGATATATATTATATTCTATTTCACTAATGTTTCTTCTCCTATAATTACATTCCATAAAAACATTCTTATCTGTGAAAACTGAACGCTCTACAAAATTAAGTTTTCTAGGACATTCGGTACCATTATCTTTTCTCATATCTAAAATATCCTTAGTTCTACTAATAAACGCATTCATCTGAAAAGCAAAACCATATTTTTCCTGGTCTTCATAGAAATACTCTAATAGATTTTTACCTGTTGAATCTTTTGTATTTAACCACTGATCCACAGGTTCTTTCTTTATAAAAGCATTTTCAATATTTTTTCTTTTAAAATACTTTTCAAACTCTTCGATAAAAGTTGTTTTTCCAGCGCCAATATTTCCTTCAATATAAATAAACATTATAATATAATTATTCCTTTTTTATAATTATTCATTTATATATCAATTTTTTTTTATTTAAAAAAACAAATGTAAAAGGTAAATATGTCAAAATCAATTAATATCTATTACACTGGAATAGGAAGTAATAATAAGACAATATTTAGTGAAAAACAATTTAGAAGAATTATTTATAATAATATTAGCCATTTTTATTTATTAGGATTAGATTCATATTTACAAGAAGCTGTTGAAAATCCTTTTATATGTGATATTCGACTATTATTAGACTTAACCGGTGCCTATATTAAAATATAATTTTTAAAAATTTATTATATTAATATACTAATAAAGTAATGTTTAATAAATCAAATAAACCTTATTTAGTCTTTTTATTTATTATAATACTTTTTATTGTAATAAAAAAAAATATAAAAATAGAAAAATTTAGTAATGATAATGAAATAATTATAGTAGGTAATGCTCCTTATGATAAAAATAAAAAAAACGGAAAATTAATTAATAGTTTTAAAAATGTTGTTCGTTTCAATAACTTTAACACAGATATAGAACACCAAGATTATGTAGGTTCTAAAATAGATTACTGGTGTATAAGTTGTTTTGTTTATCATTCTAATAAGAAACTATTTGAAGAGAAAAAAAATAATATTGAAAATATATTAGTAATTAAACCCGAAGTTTTCCTAAATAGATATCCTTATAAGAAACAAGATAAAACTAAATTACTAATTCAAAATAGAGATATTTTTGTTCCTAAAAAATATAATTTTAATAAAAAATGGCCTTCAACTGGTCTATTCGCCGTTTTATACTTCTTACAAACTTATCCTAAAGTTCATATTACCGGATTTAATCATTTCGATGAAAAACAAGGAAGTATCCATTATTATGAAAATTTAAAACAACTAGGACATAAGGGAGATTTAGAAAAAACTATTTTTAATGATTTAAAATCTAATGGGAAAATAATAACTATATAATTTTATATTTATGGAAGAAGTGAATTTAAACGAAGTCAATTTAGAAGAAAATAATATAGAACTATTAACTATAGGAAAAATGGAAGAACCGCTACAACTTCAAAATATTTTAGCAAAAGAAAATAATTTTGTTACAGACGATTATGAGTGTGCGATTTGTTTAGACAGTTTAGACAGTTTAGACAGTTTAGACAGTTTAGACAATTACGAAAAAAATAAAATTATACAACTCAATAATTGTAATCATAAATTTCACAAATCTTGTTTAAAACAATGGGTACTATATAATAATACTTGCCCTTTATGTAGAAAAAAAATTAATAATTTTATTGAAGCTAAAATTAGTTTATTATGTGGAAATTTATTTAAAAAAAAAACTATTATGGAAATAAAAGAAGATAAAATTATATTTCATTCATATCCTAATAAAACAAATGAATTATTCAATTTAGACTATTTTAAAATAAAAAAAATAAAAATTTTTACAAATTATTGTAAAATTTATTATGCCCGAATAAATGGAAATGAAATTACTATAAAAAAAAAATATATTTTTTTTGATAATTATAAATTATGTTATGATTTTTTTAAATTTCTTACAGAAATCATAATAAAATACTATAAGAAATATAATTTAACTTTTAATTATGTTTGATATTAGAAGAATTATAATATATAACAGAATTTACACATTTTAAACATATATTACTACCTGATATACATATACCACAGAACCCACATAGGTTAGAACACATATATTCATTATCTGAAATATATTTTTTATGTTTTCTTTTCTTACACTTCATACAGGTCACTAAATTATTTAGAAATTTTAATTCTTTTATTATTAGATATGATATATCTTCATTTATTAATTCTGTAAATATTTTTTCTACTTCTAAATAATATTCATCCATATAAATATTATATATATTTAAATTTCTTCTTCACTTGTTTGTTCTACTTCTGTATATAATTCATTACTTATAATACGGTTATTTGTTACTTCTACTTCATTGTATAATGTATTTTCTATGGTACGGTTTTTAGAAAGTTTATCATAAATATTACTATATTCTACATTTGAAATTCTCATATTATCTTCTTGTCTATACATAGGATTTGGTGTTAATTTAACAACATTATTCTTTTGGACTCGGCTATACATTACTTCTTCTTCTTTATATAAAGGATTATTTTTTTTATTTATTTCTCCATTTATGACTTCACTATATACCGGATTATTACATTTTTGTATCATACCATATTGATTTGTACCAACATAAACAGGATTATTCATACCCCTTTCATTATTTATAACATGTATCTTATTTACATTTGAATAATAATATTTTACACATAATATAAAAGAAGCTATTAAAAGTAAAGATAACACAAATATTAATATTATCCAAAGTAAATACTTATGACCAATATTTGTTATTTCACTATCATAATTAATTATTGTAATATTTGTATATGGTGTAGTATTTATAGGTATATTATTTGTTTCGGTAGTAGTTGTTGTGAATATTGTAGATTTTAAAATATCATTTTTTTTAGTTATTCGCGGTTTAGTTGTACTGGTTTCTGTAGTTTTAGTAGTTTTAGTAGTTTTAGTAGTTTTAGTAGGTATAGTAGGTATAGTAGGTATAGTAGTTTTAGTAGTTTTAGTAGTTTTAGTAGTTTTAGTAGGTATAGTAGTTTTAGTAGTTTTGGAAGGTGTATAAGTTGTTGTAGTTAAATGATTTATTAAAAAGGTATTACTTACTCTTGAAATATTATAATCTTCATTTACTACTTGTATCTTATAATTTCTATTATATTCATTATACTCTAAATCCCATAAATAATAGTTATTTAAGAACTTATTTTCTACTAAATTCCTTATTAATTTATTATTGTCTTCTAATAAATTTATACTAAAATTATTATAATTATAATTAGAATTATCCTCTAACCAACTAATATTCATTTGATTACCTTCCCTACTTACAAAATCATACCTATTTTCATTCGGTTTTTCTACCAATAAACCATAACTATTAAATACTGGACTATATCTCTCGATTCCCGTGTCTTGCTCTTTTATCTTTATTCTTAAATCATAACTCGCAATATCATTAAAGATATCATCCAAATACCAATTATAAATATCTATTTGATTATCTATTTGATTATCTATTTGATTATCTATTAATAAATCACTTTCCCACTTAGTATTTACATAATATTCCAAATCTATATCTATTAAACCTTTAAATCCATTCCATTGAATTTCTACATTTTTTTTAGGTATTACCACTGAATTACTAATAGGTTGAGTTACATTCATATTGGTTTTAATACTAAAATAATCTGATAATATATAATTATTATTAGTGTTAGTTAGAGAACTCGAAAATCCCTCCGTATTCGTAATTACTAACTTGAAATTATGATTTAATAAATCATAATAATTTAGATTTCTGGGCACTTTCCATAAATAATCCATATTAGTTACTAAATCATCTAACACTAAATCACCATTTTCATATGTTGATAAAGTATTAGTTGTAAACGAATTTGTATCTTGGTGTAATAAATAAATATGATAATCAGTTAGGTTAGATAACCAACTAATATTATATGAATGATCAATATATAATTCATCATTCATAGTAGGAAATATGAAATTTCCACTTGTAGCATTTACCGTTGGAAATATGAAATTTCCACTTGTAGCATTTACCGTTGGAAATATGAAATTTCCACTTGAAACTAAAATAAAACAGAAAAATATTATATTCTTAAACATATTAGCATATATTTTTCTTTAAAATCTTAAATATATTATTCAAAATTAGTTTTTATTTATTAATGTAAGAATAACCTTCTCCCAGAAATTGCCATATACATTCCATATTCGTTACACGCATTTATTACTCCTTCGTCTTGTATACTTCCTCCCGGATTTAAGATATATTTTACATTATATCTTTCGGCATAATCTATATTATCTCTAAAAGGGAAAAAAGCGTCAGAACTTAAAACTAATTCTGTCATATTCTCATTCAAAAATTCTTTTTTCTCGTCTTTTAATAATAATTCTACATCATCTATAAATAATTTTCGCCATTCTTCCAATTCTATTTCTGTAAAATCCCCATTTACATATTTGATAACAGCATTAACCTTATCTTGTCTTTTTACGTTAATCTTAAATTTGCTTAGCAAATCAATTGTCTTAGGGTGTCTCTTCAAATTAAACACATTTGCCTTATTTCCAGCCAGTTTAATACAATCCACTCTATTTTGTTGTCCAGCACCAATACCTATAACTTGTCCTTCATTCGCAATTGTTATAGAATTAGAAGGAGTATATTTTAATGTTATAGTTGCCAATATTAAATCTTCTTTCTTTTCTCTACTTATTTCCCTATTTTCCGTAGGTACTTTCTCAAAATAATCATTTAATACCTTTTCTGAATTACAATCTTGAGATACAGCAACACCCATTATTTCCCTATATTCCACTCTATTATAATCTATATCCCATTCTCCCTTTATAATAGTAAATTTCCCTCCTTTCTTTTGTTTTAACATATTAAAAGCTTCTTCGGTATATCCTCTCGCTATTATACCATCACTAACTTCCCTCTTAATTAATCTCGCACAAGTTTCGTCTACTATACCACTAATCGCTATAAAATCCCCAAATGAAGAAAGAGGGTCGCAATTACGAGCCCTAACAAATGCCCTACCACTATGCGATTCATTCAAATCTTCATTGGTATATTTCTCCAAATCATACAATACCTTCTCTAAGTTTGTTATCACCCCCCTTGAAGTTCCTACGCCAGCAGGAGCAGTATGTTTAAATGATGTAGCAGTCATATAGCCTAAGTTTTTTTCGGCTTCGTTAACTAGAAGCCAAGAATTAAATGCGTCTAAATAATTAATATATCCAGGATTACCATTCAAGACTTCAATTGGCATTGTGTTATTGTCAATTGTATGAATGAATGCGTTTGTTTGATATGGATTACAACCATATTTAATTGGCGTTTGTTCGATATATTTCCTAAATTTAATCCTCTTATCAAAATAAGTAACGATATTTTGGTCATATTCTACAGTATGTTGGAATGCTTTTAAGGCTAAGTCTTTTCGTAGAAGTGTTAAAGATACTATATATTGATAAGAATCCATTAACTGCTGATAATCACTTGGATCCGTTAAAACTAGAACATTTTTATAATTTTTGGCTGCTGCCCTAATTAATGTCACTCCACCAATATCTATTTTTTCTATTATTTCCTCTTCAGTTGCGTTTTTTATATTAAAAGGATATAAATTAACAATAACTAAATCTATTTTCTCTAACTTATACATACTATTATTAAATTTCTCATAATCTTCTACATGTTCCAATATAGTGGGGTCATATAAAATACCACCATAAATTTTGGGATGAAGAGTTTTGACTCTGCCACTTAATATTTCAGGGAAACCAGTGAAATCACTAACAGATTTAATTCTCTTAGTATAATCTATATCATTTAATTCAATATTTCCATTTTGAATATTATCTACAATATGATTATATGTTCCTCCTGTAGAAATAATATTGTAATCATTATTAAAAAGAAATTTAACTAAGTCTATTAAATTATTTTTATCACTAACACTAATTAATGCAAGTTTCATTTATAAACAAAATAATAAAAGATATTCTTAAATTAAAATATTTCACTATAAAATATTTTAAAAATTGATTTTTTTTTTACAAATTTTAAATATTAAAAATGTCACAAGAAATAAAAATACAAGAAACTAATAATAAAAATACTTTACTAATGAAAGATACTTATCCAGAATGTATATGTAGTAATTGCCTATGTGGAAAAAGGAGTTGCTACATATGTGGAAGCGGAACTCTTCCATTAGACTATGAATTATGTAAAATACACGATTTTTGTAGTGCTAGTTTAGAAGGATGTTTAGAAACCTCCATATATATCGTAAATGGAAAAAAACACTATTTGGGTCCACTTGATAATTATGAAAGGACTGATTTTATTGGTAAGTTTGCGAAATGTATTAAATGTCGTTCTCATAAAGATTTTGAATTAAAATAATTTTAAAAATTGATTTTTTTTTATAAAATTATAAATATTAAAAATGTCTAAATCAACTGTTGAAGAAGAAACTATAAAAGAAAAAAAGGAAGAAGAAAAAATTAATCTTCTTTCTTCCAATGATATTAAAGGAATTTCTGAATATATATTAAATGAAGCCAGAAACATTATTATAATGACTGGTGCTGGAGTAAGTGTTTCTGCGGGAATACCGGATTTTAGAACTCCTGGAACAGGTATATATTCTAAATTAGAAGAATATGATTTACCTTACCCGGAGGCAATTTTCTCAATTGATTATTTTAAAGAAAATCCGGAACCATTTTATACCTTTGCGAAGGAAATATACCCTGGATTACATTGTCCTACACCAGCACATTATTTTATAAAATTGCTGGCTGATAAGAATATTCTACAGAGAGTTTATACACAAAATATAGATAGTCTTGAACATATTGCGGAAATAGACAAATCACTTATTGTTGCGGCACACGGAAACTTTGACACAGCTACTTGTATTGAAACAGGAGAAAAAATAGACCCCGAAGAAGTTAAAGAATATATACTTTCAGGTAAAGAAGGGTGGGAAGAAATGAATGAAAAATATGGTGGTCTTGTAAAACCGGATATTGTATTTTTTGGGGAACAATTACCCACCAGGTTTCATAAACTACTTGAAGAAGATTTCCCTAAATGCGATTTACTTATTGTTATGGGGACTTCCTTAAAAGTTAGACCTTTCTGTTCTCTTATTGACTATGTTCCTAAAAATATTCCTAGGTTATTAATTAATAGAGAGGAAGTTGGAGTAAAAGAAGATAATGAATTGTCCGTTCTGATACAACAAATGGAAGGATTTAAATTCGAAGATGAATGCGGAGATGTTTCACTTCTAACAGATTGCGACGAAGGAGTTAGAGAACTCGCGGACGAACTAGGATGGTTGAGTGAGTTAGAAGAATTAATTTTAACTGGAAAAAATAAATTGGGAAATAAATAATATATATATATATAATGCCTTCTTCTAAAATTTTATTAGGTTTAGTAATTATTATTTTTATTTATTTATATAAACAACAATATATTTATCGAGATAATATGGGCAATATGGCCAATATGCCTAATTCAAATCCGTGTACTGATAAATTAAGTGATTTGGAATATTTAGAACATATGATTCCACATCATCAAGTTGCTATTGATATGTCTGTTTTATTACAAGAGAAAACTAAATCAAATGTAATGCTTAATTTATGTAGAGAAATAATAAGAATACAATCCTATGAGATATTGGAAATGGAAAAAATGAAATCATATGACGGAAGTCTTTTTGAGGATAATAAATGGACAAAAGAAGATATTAAAACAAAATTAGATATGTATAATCCTACTTTATCAAAAGCAAAAGAAGGAGAATGTAATCCCTTATTTTTTAAACCAAATGACCACTCTAAAATGATGAAAGGAATGAAAATAAACGAAAAAAGTTATTTAGAACATATGATACCGCACCACCAAGTTGCGATTGATATGAGTAGACGTTTATTATTACATACAAATAATTCTTATTTATTGGAATTTTGTAGAAACTTAATAATAGACCAACAAAGAGAAATATTATATATGAATAATTTACTTAACAAAAAAAATTATTTATATAAAAGTGAATTATTATAAATAATAAATAAAAGTTAATTAATAAATTAAAATATGTTATAAATTAAAATATTTCATAAATAAAAGTGAATTAATAAATTAAAATATGTTATAAATATAAATGGGCGAAGTAAATACTTTAATCGTTTTAGTAATTATAATTATTGTATATATATACTTATATAAACAAAACCATATTTATCAAGAAAATTGGGAGGTTTATAAACAAAAACCATACGGACATATTAAAACAGGTTCCGAACCTATGAATTATTACGTTCAAAAAAGGTATAGGAAACCATATAGATATCCTTTTCAATTTATGAAAACGGCACCTTTCAATCACTTATCACATTTAGATTAATTTTTTTTCTTTTTAACGGATTTATTCTTTTTAATAGATTTATGTTTTTTTTTCTTAACAGATTTATTTTTCTTACCCTTTTTGGAAGTTTTTTTTCTTCTTTTTAATCCGTCAACTCTCTTTGTGTTTTTATAAGAATAAGACGGAGGCGGGCTAAATGATGGAGGGGGTGTTCTTTCTTTACGATATGCGGGTGTTCTTTCTATTTTCCTAATACGATATGCGGGTGCTCTTTCTATTTTCCTAAATAATTCTATAATTTTTCTATTTATATTTTTAAAAGCTAAATTATAAGGACTTATATTTTTTTTATTTACTTGATTCATATCCGCATTATGACTCATAAGAATACTAATAATATCTGTTTGGTCAAATGAAACAGCAATGTGTAAAGGTGTGTCTCCATCGGTAGTCAATGCCTGGTTTGGATCGGCACCGTGCTCCAGCAGCGCCGTTGCAACATCAACGCGGCCTTCCTCCGCGGAAATGTACAGTGGGGTGGCTCCATCGATAGTCAATGCCTGGTTTGGATCGGCACCGTGCTTCAGCAGCGCCGTTGCAACATCAACGTGGCCCTCCTGCACAGCCATATACAGTGGGGTGGCTCCATGGTCGGTCGTTGCCTGGTTTGGTTTAGCGTTGTGCCCCAGCAGCTTGGCGACAACCTTAAAGTGGCCATTCTGCGCGGCAATGTACAGTGGGGTGGCTCCATCGTCGGTCGTTGCCTGGTTTGGGTCGGCGTTGTGCGCCAGCAGCGCCTTGACAACTTCAACTCGGCCTTTCTGTGCGGCAGTAAACAGCGGGGTGGCTCCGTTGTCGGTCCTTGCCAGGTTTGGATCTATGGCTTCGTGCGTCAGCAGCTTGGCGACAACCTTAAAGTGGCCTTCCTCCGCGGAAATGTACAGTGGGGTGGCTCCATCGTCGGTCCTTGCCAGGTTTGGATCTATGGCTTCGTGCTTCAGCAGCGCCTTGACAACATCAACTTTGTTTTGGTACGCGGCCACGTACAGCGGGGTGGATCCATGCTTGTCGGTCATTGCCTGGTTTGGATCTATGGCTTCGTGCTTCAGCAGCGCCTTGACAACTTCAACGTGGCCTTTCTGTGCGGCTATGGACAGCGGGGTGGCTCCGTTGTCGGTCCTTGCCTGGTTTGGATCTATGGCTTCGTGCGCCAGCAGCTCCTTGACAACATCAACTTTGTTTTGGTACGCGGCTTTTAAAAGTGTATTAGACATTTATATATATAATATATTTTTTTATTCTAAATAATAATCAATTTACATTCCACATTATCTAAATATTCAATATCTGTTTCTTTATAATTATAACTATCTTTTTTCACATATTTAACGTAATTTACATATTCATCCATAATATAACTTTGTCTTGCTGTAAATATTATATTATATTCTACCATTTCCTTAAACTTTTCAAATATTTCAAATCCAACGTGTCCCTCTAAGAATACACCACACGAAACTATATAATCGAATGACCCTATTTTATCTTTTATATCTTCTATATCCATTTCTAATAAATTCATATTCCATATTTCGTCATATACTCCTTTGTTTTCTGCTTGTTGTATCATATTATCTGATATATCTACACCTATCAATTTAATATTTATTTTCTTACTCTGACATAATCTTCTAATATTTAATCCTAATAATCCAGTTCCGCAACCAAAATCTAATATTTTTATTACTTGGTTATCTTCCAAAAATTCATTTCCTAAAATCATATTTACAAAAATATTTGTAAAATTATGAGGTCCTTTATAACCTATACTACTTACGTATTCTTCATAAGTTTCTGCCCAGTGATTATAAATATTTTTTTTATCGCATTCACTTTGAAGTGATTTATTATGTAAAATAATATCCATTATTACTTATTATATAAATTATTTTAAATAAATCATAAAATAAATATAAAATTATAAAAATATACACAAAAAATATATATAAAAATATATATAAAAATATATATAAAAATGAATTAATTAATTTAATATTTTTTTACAAAACAGAACGCAGTTTTCAGGGTGTAATATAGTCGCAACCGGAACCTTACTCGGCATTTGTAAAGTAGAATTAATATTAGTCATCATATCTACCTTATCACTATGTGGAGGACACGCCACAACCGGATAATGTGTATTACACGCGGTTATACCAGATAAGGCATTACTCATTCCGGCAACAGTAATAAATACCATTTTTCTATTAATCCTTTTTCCATAAATAGTATATTCGTCTAAAATTTTCAATAATTCTTTAGTGCTCTTATGTGCGGAACATACGTGTTCCCTATGATAAATCTTATGTTTTATGAGACTTTTACTAAGTTTTTTGATATGTGCTTCATCTGATTTAGACCCACTGAGAATAACAGCACAAGGGGAATGAATATGTTGGAAATAGTAATCTATTATAGGAGTTTCCATATCTGCTTTAACTTGTGAAACTATTGGTTCTTCGTATTTCAAATTAGTTAATAATTCATACAAACCTCGATAACAATCATAAACCTTCAATTTCTGATGTTCTGGAACAACTGGTATTTTATCTACTTTATATGGATCACATACACTCTTAATATAATCTCTGGCCGCATCTTTATCTAATTTAATTGGATTTGGATTAATATTGAAATCTAATAAATTACTCTCCTTTTTCCAATATCTAGATGAATCACAAGTATGAATTTCGTCTATCAATATTATATTTCCCTGTATATCATATCCAAACTCATATTTAGTATCCACTAAAATTAATCCCCTCTTATCTGCCTCATACGAACCATATGAAAATAATTTCTTCGCCTTAGAATAAATAAAATCTAATTCCTCTAATGTCACTAGTCCTTCTTCCAAAATTTGATTAGAACTAATCAATTCGTCTCTTTCTCCTTTAGTTGTTGGTGTTATAACAGGATTCGGTAATTTTTGATTTTTAACATATCCTTTGGGGAATTTCAAACCACAATAAATAAATTCTTCATTTTTACTGTCTAAATTATAATGCTGATTATAATGAGTCCATAATGAAGTTTGAGTATTACCTGTAATATATCCTCTTACAATAATTTCGAGAGGAATAACTCTACATTTTTTCGCAATTAAATAACTATCACTAACATATAATAAATGATTTTCTATTATATGTCTTGTATTAGTCATCCACCATAGATTAATCAAATTTAACATTCGGCCCTTTCCATCTATATTACAAATATGTCTATCAAAAGAACTTAATCTATCTGAATGAAAAAAACAAACTAAATCATTTCCAATATCCCACCTATCCCTAACTTTACCAGAAATAATTTTTACAGAAGAATCTAAATCTAAATCAATTAGTTTATTTCTCCCTAAATCAATTAAATTTAGAGTTTTCATTATACTATTTAGCAATAAAGGTTTTTCATTGGATTGAACTCTTTTTTTTAATAAATGTAATGTATCTTCCTTGAAAATGGGAATTTCCATATAATCTATAACTTTTCCAGCATCCAATTCCTCGATTACCTTATGGACCATAATACCTGTTTGAGTAATTTCCCCTTCTTGATATTGATTAAATGCGTCTTCTATGGAATTCGCGCCTGGGAATTGACCTGGCAAAGCTGGGTGTAAGTTTATAATATTCTGAAAAGCATTGATAAAATAACTTGTTAGAATTCTCATCCAACCCGCTAAAACAACTAAATCAATATTAGTATTTAAATTTAATATATCAGATACTAACTCTAAATCATATCTATCTCTTCTTTGACCTTTATTTTCTCTTATAATAATTCGGTGCTTATTATTTTTAGCTTTTTCAATAACATGTGCGGTAATTTTATCACAAACTAAGGCAACAATATTAATATCTAAATTTAATTGGGAAATACAATCAGTAATATATTGGTAATTGGTACCATTACCGGAAGCAAGAATAATTATATTTTTCATTTCTAAATTAATATAATTTAATCTCTAAATAATTTATTTTGAATAATATTAAAATATAAAAATATAAAAATATAAAAATATAAAATTTAATCAAAATTTAATAAAACCGGATAACTATTTTTATTCATATTTTTAGTTGCTGCTATAGATAAGGGTTGTCTTTTCTTTCTTATTTTCTTTTTCATTGATTTTTCTAATTTTGAATTTACCAAGTCTAAACAATTCAAATCTACTTTATCTATATCTGATTCTTCATTATTTAATTCTACTTCTTCTGTTTCTAAAAAATTATTTATATTATTTTCTTCTACTGTTTCGCTATCACATTCATAATCTTCACTTGGGAATTCTTCAATGCCAATTCCTTTACTTTTCTTATTTTTTTTGCTTACAATTTCAAATTCATTTATATTTTTCTTTCTTGTATTATTATTCATATCCACTTCTATTTCTTTATAATGTTCCATAATATATTTGATAATGTTGTTTTGTATAGACCATCTAAAAAAATTTAATTGTCCAACGGTAGTAGTAATAAATTCACTTTCATTAAAATAAAAATTTATTCTATTTCTTCTACAAAATGGGTCAAATTGTTTTTTGGAATAAGCTCGTAATTGTTCCTTATAACTCAAAAAGACATTTATTTGCATAAAGTTGGTATATTTATCCATATCTTTTTTACTAAATTTTAATCCCTTCTTCATAGTGCTCCTTTTAGGACTTGTAATTTTAATTTTTAAACTATAATTAATATTATACTTCTTTGCATAATTTGTCACAAACCAATCTATTATTCTTAAACTTATCTTATCTTCGCCATTTAATATACTCATTAAATTAATTTTATTAGATTCATTTTTATAAAAATTATTTAAAGAAACTAACAATAATTCCTGCTTCCCCTGAATAAACTTATTCTTAAGTGTCGAATTCATATTTTTATTTTTCTATACTTAAATATATTTATATTAAATTTATTTCTTTAAATAAAAAAATCATTAATGCATGAAATAAAAAATTCAATAGAATTTGAATTATTTTTTTGGATATATTCTAATTCTGTAATTAGTAAGTCTTTTATATTATTTTTTTCATTTATATCAATAATATTATTTTTTAATTTTACTGGATTTGATATCATAGCTAATTTTTTAGTATTTGTTTCTTTATCTATTTTTTCATTTCTAATTTTATTCCATTTATATGAAAAAGTTCGATATATATTTCTAATAAAATAATCTGGAAGTGTTTCGTAAATGAAAACATAATATTCATTATCAAAAAGATTCAATAACTTTTTTATTCTCTTTAACTGGTTCAAACTTATATTATTAAAATCTAAATTACTAGGTTTTTTTTTACTGTTTTTTAAGGATTTTAATTCTTTAATATCTTCCAATATCGCTAAATTTATATCTAGTTTTTGGTAATTCATATATCTTATAATTTTTTTATGAGCAGGTTCTTGTATTTTCATACTTTTATATTAGAATAGTAAATTTATTAAAATAATGAACGATAGAAAATACCTATAATATATTTAATATATTTAATATATATCATAATTATAATTCCTATTTGTATCATTTGGTTCCACGCCAAAAGTATCTTCTTCCGTTAATTCATAATCTTCGAACCATTCTATTGTTTTCTCTTTATTTTTAATCAAATCTAACATTTCATTTAATATTTTTTTTATATAATTATCTACTATCGTAATAATTTTTTGATGATTTTCTATAAAACCGTAATTTACTACTATACTTGATAATATATTTAATATCCTTTTTCTCTCAAATTTAATATTATGATAATCATTTTTATAACCTTTATTATTTTTGACATTTTTTATCATACTATTTCGTATTTTTCCAATATTTTTTAATATAATTTTACAATCATGGTATAATTTCTTATCTATTTTTTTTATAATTTGTAATACTTCTTTAAGATTATCCTGTTGAATGAAACTTTTTAATTGTTTATTTTTTTTTCTAAAATTTTTGGTTATACCATCAATAGATGTTAAATTTTTAGAAATTAAAAAATTGTAAATTTCTTTATGAAATATTACAATTAATATTACTATAATTAGTCGTATCATTACTAAATATCTATATTTTTTATTATTTATATTTCTTCCTCATCAAAATTTAATATCCCATTCACCATTCTACCAACAAATTCCGATTCCATATTATAAACATTATTGTTCTTTATATTAACATAATATTCGTTATCCATATAAGTATATTTATGACATTCTATTTCTTCCATATCTTTATCTTCTTCGGAAGTAATAGTTAATGTAATATTTTCTTCAACATTTATTATTTTATTATTTTCTTTTTCTTTGCTTACTTTCGCTTTTCTTAATACTTCATTTTCTAAACTTTTTTTCTTTGCATTTTTTTTTATTTTAATTTTCTTTTTTTGTTTATTGCTATAGTCTACAAGTTCTTGAATATCATTTGTTTTCAAATATTTTTTTTTAAGATCTATATATTTCCATCCATTATCTTTCGCAATTTCTTTTAGTAGTAAAATATTTTGATATTTTATTACTGTCTTAATAGAAGTATACAATTCTTCAGGAATTATAATTTTCGACATTATATTCTTATTTGTAAATATAAAAAAAAGTTTAAGTATCAATTTTTTTATTTTATTTTATTCTTCATTATTTTGAATAATAAATTTCTTTTTCCTTTTTGCTTCTAAAATTACTAATAATTCATTGAAATCTAAATCAGATAGAAATTTTTTATGAACTTCTTTTAATAATTCTACATTGATATTATATATCATATATTCCAACGAGTTTAATGTAAATGACGATACTGAATAATCCATATTTGTTTAATAAATAATATTAAATAATTATCAATTTTTTTTCTTAATAAGATTTAGTTTTTAATATTTTATATTTTATTTCTTTTTAATACTTGATTTCTTTTTAATACTTGATTTCTTTTTAATACTTGATTTCTTTTTAATACTTGATTTCTTTTTAATACTTGATTTCTTTTTAATACTTGATTTCTTTTTAATACTTGATTTCTGTTCAATACTTGATTTCTGTTTTTCAATATATCCTTTTTTTAGTTTTTGTTTTATTAATTTTTCCATAATTTGTGTTCCTATACTTACATTGCCTTTATAATTATGTTTTGTTGTTCTAATATACCCTCCAATTTTACCATATCTAACTTCTATAAATTTATTATCTGAATTCCAGTAATCGTGAATTTCCCAAAATTTTGATGATTTTTTATTAATTAATTCAAAATAACGCATATAATATTATACTATATTTAGTTTTTATCTAATAAATCAACTATATCTAACTTTATTAATTCTTCTTCCTTCATTTTAATATAAAAACTTTTATCACTAAATTTTATTTTATAATGTCTATTTCCATTTATTAACATAACAAAATCATTACCTAAATCAATATCTTTTACAAATCCACCTTTACACAATTTAATATTATAAAAATACTTTTGATTAATATATCTTATATAATTACCTTTATTAATATCTTCTATTTTTGAACAATACTTATAATTCTTCAACTTTTCTAAACTTTCAAGTAAATTATTCTTATTCTCTTCAAAATCTATAAAATCTCTATATATTTCTATTACATTATCCTTGATTTCTTCTTCTATTTCACTCTTAGATATAATTTTTCCTTCTCTTCGGTTATGTAATATATTTTTGACTAAATTAATATCCATTTAATCTTAAAATATAGTTTTTTTTACAAAAAAAAAATATTTTTATAAATAATGGATAAATTTTTGAATATTGAAGAAAAACCTATAAAAACGAATATTTTAGAATTAATTAATAAAAAAGAATTAAGAGACAAAACAGAAAAAACAGAAGAAAAAAACGAAGCAACCGAAGCAACCGAAGTAAGCAAAGCAACCGAAGCAACCGAAGCAAAAACCGAAGCAACCGAAGCAAAAACCGAAGCAAAAACCGAAGCAATCGAAGCAAAAACCGAAGCAATCGAAGTAAGCGAAGCAACTGTAAGCAAAGCAACCGAAGCAAAAGAAGCAACCGAAGCAACCGAAGTAAGCAAAGCAACCGAAGCAAAAAAAAACAAATTATTAGACCAAGAAATGGAAAACTTAGAGAAAGATTTCAAAAAGATAGATAATAGAAAAATAAAAAAAACAAAAAAGGAAGAATTATTACTAAGAATATTTAAAATATTAAATTACGATGTTGACCAATTGGAAGAATTAACAAGTATAACTATTCAAAGAGATTTATTAAAAGGTAAAAAAATAACAGAAAAGATTTTGGAATTAGTGTCAGAACTTAGGGAAGTATATAATTCCGCATATTTAACTTGTCTTCACGATAATTCTATTTATAAACAAAAATTTCCAGTTATTAATTTAATAAGACAAATTCTCAAATGTAATTTCCTTTTAATGACACCTAAAGTTGTATCGAATGGATATGAAAAAGTAACCGGTAAGAAGATAGTTACACGTATTTTTGTTATAGAAAAAGAATTATTTTAAATTTATTCTTCATTTGATTCTATAACTTGTATCATACCTGCTTTATATAATTTATATAAATTTTCTTTTTCTTGTTTTACCTTTTCTTTTTCAATTAAATCTTCCATAAATATATTATTAGTTTTAAGATTAACACTCCATGTTAATTTCTTATAACCATTAAGTAATACTATATAATCTGGAAAACCATTTTTAATTAATATTCCTCCTGTTCTAAATAATCCTTCTTCGGTTATATATTTTATTCTTGCTCCTAATATAAGTTTATCACAAAATTTATAAGGTATTCTTACATATCCTTCTAAAGAACTAATTATTTTATCCTTATCTTCATTTAAAGTATCGTGTATTGTTATACCTTCTTTTTGATAATTATCTTCACTTATTCTATGTAATTTAGACATATATATTGTAAGAACTTATTTTTTATATTCATTTTATATTTATATCAATTCATTATATTCATTTTATATGTTTTTTATATAAATTATATTTATCACCTAATATATCTATGTAATATGCAGAAACCCACCCTAATATGGCACCTATATTATCCCCAATAATATTTATAATTGAGTCTGCTTTAGGTTTTCCTCCAGGCCAAAAAGTAAAATGATTATTAATTATTTTCATACCTATATTAGTGTTTTCTATTATTTCAAATAAAATATGGATAATAATCCATGATACTAAATTAATACCGAAAAAATAAGAAATAACACCAACAGAAAAATGTAAATATGTATATTGGTCAAATAAATATTGTCCCATTATAATATATAAATATATAATGAATATAAAATGAAACTACGGATAAATATCTTGATTTATTTCCAGTTCTTTATCATCTATAATGTCTGGAATGTGATAATTTAATTTCATATATTTATTTATAAAATCTTCTCTACCTTCTTTATGGATAAATTTATCCTTAGCTATTTGAGATAATATTTTTCTATTTTGTTCTTTGATAAGTTCCACATAAAGATACATACCTTTAAATGGTAAATTACTTTTTTCTCTTTTTACCTTTTCTCTTATTTCCATATTAGTTTTCATATTACATAGTTTTCGTCCTTCTGGTATAGTTTTTTCTTCATTTTCAATAGTAGGGTTTTCCATAATATTTTTTATCAATATAATATATATAATAGAAATGGATAATCAATTTTTTAAGAAAAAATTAAAAGAAAGCGTAAAGGAATATTTAACTATTGATAATGAAATAGCGACTTTACAATCCGCTATTAAAGAAAGGAAGAAAAAAAAAGAAGAATTATCTTCTTTTATTTTAGGAGCAATGAAGAGTAATGAAATACAGCAAATGAATATTAATAATGAAAAATTAGTATATTCTATTTCTCATTGTAAATCTCCACTCAATAAAAATTATCTAAATAATGTTTTAACTAATTATTTTAATAATAATGATAAGGCATTAGATGTTATAAATCATATATTAACTAATAGAACTAAAGTTGAAAAAGTAAAATTAAAAAGAGTTGCTGAAAAAAAAAAAAAAATAAATTTAACAGAAGAATAATTTCAACTTATAATAAATTATTTTAGACTTATAATAAATTATTTTAGACTTATAATAAATTATTTTAGACTTATAATAAATTATTTTAGACTTATAATAAATTATTTTATACTTATATAATAATGGAACTTATTAACATATTCATAAGTATATTAATAGTATTATTCGTATCCCTTATACTTAAAATAGAACTAAAAAATATATTAGTTATAGTAATAATATCTACAATAGTATTATTTATTTTAGCAATTAAAGAAAATAAATTTGAAGACCCGAATTTATATACTATTAACAAACATATTAGGAACTTAAATCAACATATTTTAAATGATAATAACTTAGTAAATAATAACTTAGTAAATAATAACTTAGTAAATAACTTAGCAGAAAATAACTTAGTAAATAACTTAGCAGAAAATAACTTAGCAAATAACTTAGCAGAAAATAACTTAGTAAATAACTTAGCAGAAAAGAATTGTAAATTAATGAAAACTATGGATAATATTATTGACCCGTGTATGTATAACTTAGAAGATTGTACAACAGATATGTCTTGTATACAAAAACCAAATAAACATAATTTATTTCCTGTAACTAAAAGCAAAAAGGTTGATGAAATAGTAGTAGAAAATTTCATATCTTCAAGTAATCCTTTTCAAATGAATGACCTTTCTGTACCATTTAATTCTAGTATAATAGACCCATATGAACATTATGAAATGATTAAAAATGAAAAGTTAGGAGATGAAGTTTGTTCTGAAGCATTAGGAAATGATTTATGTTTTCACTGTAGGAAAGGGCATTGTGTAGGAGGAGTTTGTAGAAATGTTTCAGAATCTAAACCTGGGAAAATATTAAATACCAAAAATAATAAAGTATTAATAAACGCACACCCTTATTCTGAAAATCAACCAGTTATAAGAGTATCAAATCCGGATTATAGTATATAATTTATTTCTTTGTCTTTTTTTTCCCCTTTTTCTTTTTCCCCTTATTATACTTAATTAATCTTTTAGATAAAAGATTATTAGATTTCCATCTTTTTATTGTGTTTTTTTTACTTTTATTAATATTAGATTGTTTCGGTTCTCTAAAATTTTTATTTTTTCTAATTTTTTCAATTTCTTTAGAAACATTATATTTTATATTTCCATTCACAACTTTTTTTTTACCTTTCTTATAAGCACTAATAATAATTTTATCCATTTCTTCTTTAGTATAATTATGAGATTGTAAATACACAAAATTCGGATTTGAAAAATACCCCATTTAATATATTATAGTTATATTTTAATTATTTATTTTTTATTTAATTATTTATTTTTTATTTTAATTATTTATTTTTCTTATAATTTGGAGAATAAACGCAATTTTTAATTATATATTATACAATATTTTTTTAAATTTGTTCAAATATTATAAAATTAATATGAATTAATCTTATAAAATGGAATCATATCAGAAACTTAAAGATATACACTTTGACCCTAGAAACTATGATGACGATATTTGGTTTTGCGAACAAGAAGATATTTCATATTGTGCCTTTAGTGATGAACCAATACGAGATCCTGTAATTATTATTAGTGAATATACTTTAGCCCATTATAAATATTATGTGTCTATCTGTTGTCTTCGAAATCTTAAGAAATTTTATGAATGTTTAGGCACCCAACCACTCAAAATTATATTTAGAAATAATATTAATGACGATATTGTTAGACATTTTGGACTAAATAAAATTTCCGATTTAAATTTAGACAGAAAATACTATATCCAAACAAATGAACTTTATTTAGATACAAACGAAATTTATATGAATAATAAAGAAAATGGATATATGAGACAATCTGACGAATCAGAAGCTTCGCAATCAGAATCTGAAGAAAGTGATTCCGAAGAAAGTGAAAATGAATTTAGTGATAATGAATTAGAAGAATTAAAAGAAATTAAATTATAATAAAGGAGTAATTTTTTTAAAATGCATATTACAATATCCAGCTTCATTCTTTATACCAAATTTACATTGGTTACCCTTATTTTTCCCTGTTTTTAATATATATTTACATTTATTAGGTATCAACTCTATATTTAAGGGTTGATTTGGATTTTCTTTTAATTTAATATACTCTGAATGAATATATTGTTGCGGCATTTGTCCCGGAATTAATGGTAAAAAACCACCGTCCTTCCTACAATATGGACAAGTCCGTTGTCCTTTTAAAGATTTATAAGTCATGTAAATACACTCGTAATGGAATTTATGACCGCATTTTAATGTTACACATTTAGTATTATCATTTACATTTTTATTAATTTTATATTCATCATAACAAATAAGACATAAATTAGAATCGTCAAAATTTTCATCTTTATCTAAATCTGAATGGATTATCATTTAGATTAAATATTTGAAAATATTTTTAAATAATTTATATTATATATTTTTAATATCATTCATTATATGGAAAATATATTTAATAAATATTTGAGTTATATGATATGTGATAAGAATTTAAAATATACCTTCAAGTATCCAATTTATATATAATATATTTATAAAATTAATGTTTTTCCATCCCAGAATTAGAATTAGAGAAAATGTATTTTTTATAATTATTTATATTAAATCCTGTATCCATTAAAATATAATAAAATGCTCCTTTGCAATCTAAAACTAGTGTATCAAACTTAATATTATATTTATTTTTAATTTAGAGTGTATATTTTTCAATTTATAAAGAAGATTTTGAATTATTAGGTTATAATAAATAATTTATTATAATATTTATAACTATTTAATCATTTTATAACCGAAATTTTCAAAATCATCTTTATAAATTTTATTTATTATTTCAATTGAATCTTTATTAAGACTATCTACAGTAGTATTACCATAAGATTTATTTTCATGTAGTAATTTCATTGGGGGATATTTATATTTATTAAGTAAATTATAAAAATCGCTATCTAAATTTTCAAATCTTAAAATTTCGTCACATTGTGGATACCCATATATAAATTCAGATTGTGGGATAAAATGTCCGTCATAATGAAAAATATTTTTTTTATATTTATTTATATTTTCTTTTATAAAATCATTAATATCCATATTTTTACTAATATAATTAATTTTTTTTCTCCATTTAAATTCGCTAATTATTCTTTCATATGGATTTCTTACTACAGAAAAAAGAATTTTATTTTTATATGTGTTATCTTTAAAATATTTTGGAGGTATATGCCATATACCATTAATTTGTTTAACTGGTTTTATTTTTTTTTTATTTTCTTGGAAATATTTCATACCCCATAAAATATTTTTTTTATAACTGATTTCTTCAATACTTGATCCGGCATTTTTTGGAATATGAATAAAAAATAAATTTTTTTTTTCAATTAAACTTTTACTCAAATAATTAATATTTTTTTGTAAATTATTTTTACCATAGATAAGTTCCCGTAATTTATTTGTATAATTATCTTTCAAAAACAATTCATTTCTTATTCCCAATTCAGAATTCCAAAAATCATAAGATTTATCAACTAATGATTCACTATCATCTCTACCCCCATTTTTTTTTACTACATCACACTTATATATCCATTCTTCTTTTGATTTAAAATGATAATGTAATATAAAAGAATTATATTCTGGTATAAAATTATTCCATTGACATAATTTAATTTTATTACCAAAAATATCTACAATAGTATTGTTTTTTGTAATTAGGTAATGGGGATGTATATAATTATTTTTTATTATGCTAATATTTTTAACTAAAACTTTTATTAAATTATTCCAATTATGATCTAAACAATTAGTAAATCTTTCTATCAGCAGTTTATTTTCTTCTCTATATAATTTTTTTTCAGAACCCACAAGTAACCAATTAAAGGCAATTTGTTCTACACCAATAAATATATATTGATTAATAAATTCATGTATATCTTCATGTCCTTTCAAACATAAATACTCGTCGCCATCTATAAATAAAATAATGTCCAATCCGATAAATGTAAATAATTTTTATTATAGTGTAATCTCGCTTTTGGTTTAATCTGCCTACCTGGAAAATATATAACATAAATTTTTTCTTTTATATCTTGAAAATATTTATTAACTAAGTCATGTACAGAATTTTCAGAACCATTATCATATATAAAAATATAATCAAATTTTAGTATATAAATATAATAACAAATCCATTCTTGTAAATCTAATTCATCCTTTATGTTTGTCATTATTGAAATTTTTTTTTTTGGCTTTTCATTATTTAATAAAAATTTAAATATCGAGTTTTCATTATTTAATAAAAAATCAATTATATTATTATTATTTAATTTATAAATAATAGGTAAATTAAAATAAAAAAAATTTTTTTTATTAATTATATTATTTAATTTAAATTTTTGAATAGTTTTACTTTCAAATATAATTTTTTTTTTACATATTTGATTATCAATATTTATAAAATAATCACTATTTATATTTTTAATAAATTCACTTTTTGTATAATAATTTTTGATAAATTTTATTATATTTTTTTTTATTATATTTAAATCATTAGTATTATTTATAAATTCATTTATTTTTATTAATAAATTTGTGTCTTTTTTCATAAAAATTACTCCATTTAATTCTTCATTATCATAATATAAATTTTTGTCCGCACTAATAAATTTATTATGTAAGAAATCTAAATTTTTAATTATTAAACTTCCAATATCAAAAAAAAATCCCCCTTCTTGTGATAAAATAATAAATTTAATTAAAAATATTTTATTTTTTAAGGATAAAGAAAAAAATTTACTATTTATATTGTATTTTTTTAAATTATTATCATCTAAAAATATAATTTTATTATTTATTAAATTAAAATTATGTATTTTTATAACAAGTGAATTTAAGTTATTTTTACCTTTTGGAAAATATGTAAATATATTCATTATATTAATAAAATATTTTTTTAAAAAATAATAAAGAATTCTTTATTGCTTGATCCATATTAAAATATTTATAATTTGCCAATCTCCCCACAAAATACACATTTTTTTCTTTTTCTGCCATTTTTTTATATTTTTCATATAATTCCATATTTTCCTTATTGGGTATAGGATAATATGGTTCCCCATTATCATTTGTAGTTTCAGAAACTATTATTGTATCTTTAGATTTTTGATTTAAAAAATGTTTATATTCTACTATTCTGGTATAAGGATATTCTTTTTCGGGATAATTTACTACCGAATTTGGTTGATAATAATTCATATTTTTATGAATCTCATATTTAAAATCAATACTCCTATATTCCAGTTTAGGTAATCCTAAATTTGAATAATAACTATCTATTGGACCAGTATATATTATTTTTACATTTGATAAATCATTTTCTTCCCTAAATTTGAAAAAATCAGTTTCCAATCTTACTTCTATTAAAGGATTATCCAATAATCTTTCAAAAAAATGTGTATATCCATATTTAGGTAATGCTTGATATTTATCATTAAAATACCTTGTATCAAAATTAGGTCTTATAGGTATTCTCTCTAAAACTGATTTATCTAATTCATTTGGATATTTATTCCATTGTTTAAATGTATATTCTTTTACCATTTTTTCATATAATTCATTTCCTATTCGCGATTTCGCCATCTCTTCACTATTCTGGATTTCTTCATATTTTACTTGATTTTTATTTAACCACTCTTTTACATCTTCTCCGTTTTCTAAATTTTGATTACATAATTCATTAATAGTTGTTATATTCACCGGCATAGAAACAAATTTATTATCTACATAAGATAATACTTTATGTTCCCACCTTTCCCATTTGTCAAATTTATTTATATATTCCCATACATCTTTGTCATTAGTATGAAATAAATGAGCCCCATATTTATTTACCCGAATATTAGTTTCTTTATCAATATAATCATAACAATTACCTCCTATATGGTTTCGTTTATCTATAATTAATACCTTCTTTTTAAATTTATTAGCAATTCTTTCTGCTAAAACCGCACCACTTAATCCACATCCGACAATAATAAAATCATTTAACATTATTTAAAATAATTTTATTATTTTAAATCATTATGAATTTTAATAATATTTTTGATAAAAATATGGTTCTTTTAGAAAGTATAATTGAAAATAAATATAATGAAAATAAAAATAATAAAGACACTACTTATTATTTTTATAATTTAGATGAATTTATTAAACACGCAAAAGATGGAAGCATTTCTAAAAAAAGAAGTTTAATAATATTTAATTTATTAAAAAAATATAAACCTTATAAAATTTTAGAAATAGGGAGTTTTCTTGGTTTTTCAACAAAAATAATTAATGAAGCACTAGATAAAAAATGTAAAATTATTTCGGTAGATCCTAATGTAAGACATAGAATTTTTGATAATCCAAGATATTATTTTGATTTATTAAATAAAGATAGCAATAATATAAAAAAAATAAATAAAATATTTTCAAGAATTTCTAATGAAACTGGTACTTATGATTATTTAAATTATAATCCTAAATTAAATAGTAAAGAAACAAATAATATATTATCTAATATTGAAGTAATAAATTATAATTATTTTAATGAAAAATTTGATTGTTGTTTTATAGATGGAGCTCACGATTATAAATCTGTTTTAAATAATTTTTCAGATGCTATTAATGTTTTAAATAGTGGTAGTATTATTATATTTGATGATTATAATATTAATGATTGGAAAGAAACATATTACGCTATAAATTATATAATTAAAATTGGAGGAAAAGAAATAGAATTTAATATTGTTGGTGAAATTGTATTAATTAAAGATTTAGGATTATTTAAAAGAATAAAAAAAAATCCAAATATAATTATATAAATTCAATAATTTTGAATAGTAAATTAAGTTTAATATAAGTTTATTTTTTAACATATATAATTATGTTTTCATGTATTGTTATATCCAGATTTAATGAAAATATAGATTGGATAAATAAAATTATACATAAAAAATGGATTAATCAAATTATCATTTACAATAAGGGAACTCATAATTTAGAATATTTAATAAATCCAAAAATTATAATACTTAATGTTGAAAATATAGGAAGAGAAGGATATACCTATTTAGATTTTATTATTTCAAATTATGATAATTTACATGATGAATTATGGTTTATACAAGCAGACCCATTTATTCATTCACCTGATTTTCTTAATTTTTTTAATTTAAATATTAAACTAAAATATAATAAGGATTTTCAAAATTTAACTTGTAAATATATAGATAATTACCCTTTAAATGAACACTTGACAACTGCTTATAATATAAATAATAATAGAACAAGTATATTTTATTTTAATAAAATTAATTTAGACATAGTAGGACATAATTATGGCACAAAAGAAGAGCTTAGTAAAATATACGAAAATGAAACAGGATTTATAACACAATATAATTATGGTATATATGATAATCTATGCGATAGATTAAAAATAAAAAGACCTAACTTAATAATGGTTCATACTGTTTCTGCTTGTTTCTATGTACATAAAAATATGATTTTAAGACATAAAAAAAAAGTTTATCAAGAATTACGAAATTACTTAGTTGAATTAAATTCACAAGGCGGTGTCAGGGGATATGTATTAGAAAGATTTTGGCATTATCTTTTTACTGGTATAAGTTATTTATCAATAAATAGATGTTATAAAGAATTATTTAGTAATAATAATTTTGTTGGAATATATAATAAAATAAAAAAAATAATAGTCTTTAAAAAACTTACTAACTATAAAGTTATACATAATCATAATAGTTGTGTAATACTAAATAATAATAAAGTATTACCACATATAGATATTTTAGGAAAACAATTTTCATATGATAAATGTATGAATATTCAAGAAGCTCGCAATATATATAAAGTTATATATTTAAAAAAAAAATATAGTAATTAAAATAATATTTAATGATTAAAAATCATATAGTTATTTCTAGGTATAACGAAAATTTAAATTGGGTTAATGAATTATTAAAACATAAATGGATACATAAAATTATTATTTATAATAAAGGAAATGAAATAATTAATAAATTTAATGATTCAAGAATAGTTATTTACAATGTTCAAAATTTAGGAAGAGAAGGAGGGACATATCTGGATTATATTATAGATAATTATAATGATTTACCAACAAATTTATGGTTTACGCAAGCTGATCCATTTGAACATTCCCCTGATTTTTTACATTTTTTTGAAGAAAAGATTAAAAATAAATATATTATAAAACCAATACAATCTTTAACAATTAGGTGGAAAAAAGAATGTAATATACCACCAGAACATTATATTAAAAATAATAATTGCTATAATATAGACAAATATAGATGTATAGATTATTTTATTAAATCTGATAATTTACAAGTAATAGGTCATAGTAATTTTAATGATTGTTGGTTTGAACTCAATCATACACAATTTTTAAATAAATATAAAAGTGAAAATATATTAGAACATTTATGTAATAAAATTAATATAAAAAACCCTAAAAAAATTGTTAAATATATTTGGTCTGCTTGTTTTTTCGTGAAAAAAAAATCTATTTTAAGACACCCGAAAGAAGTTTATATTAAACTTAAAAATTTTTTATTAGAAACAGACACACAAGGTTCTTTTCAAGGATATATTCTTGAAAGATTTTGGCCTTATTTATTTACAGGTAAAAGTTATAATACTATTAACGATTGTTATAACAATTTACTTTATAATAATAAAGGAGTTGTTTTATATTGTAATAAATATAAAAAAAAATTCTGTAAGTATATAGAATCTCAAACAGAACTTATCGAAAATAAAAATAGTATCCTTATTTTTAAAAATAATAATAAAATTTATTCTTTACCTGGACTTGATTTTAAAATAACTAACATTTTTAGCATTAATAGACCTTTATTAGATAAAAAAAATATAAAATTTAAAAATATAATTAAAGGTGATAAAAAATATGTTCTTATTTTGGAAGGACATATTAAAGATGGTTTTAATAATGATAATCTTAAATTCTTTATTAAAATGTTAATTGAAAGATTTGGAAAATTAGATATTTATATACAAACGTGGGAACATTTACAAATATTCGATGGTTTAAAATGGATTACAAATAATGAGACTATTATTACAGAAGAAAAAATTATTAAGTATTTTGGTCTAAGAATTAAAACTCATATTAAAAAAATTATTATTCAAAAAAATGATAATGAAGATATGTGGGAAAACATATGGAGAGAAAAATATAATATTATGAATAATATTATCGATTCTAAAATAAAATATGTAATGATAATAAATACTAGACTTGATTTTTTCGGAGACTATATTTCAAGTATATTATACAAGGAACAAGAAATTAATTTAAATTTTGATATCATTTATAATAAATTAGTGTCTTTTATCATCAATAATAATAAAAAAATTAAATTTATTTATGAAAAACCTGCTTTAGGAATGGAAGATTTTTATATGTGTAAAACAAAATTATTATTTAATTTAAGTAGATTAATAAATAATAAATTCGACAAAATAACAAATAAAATTGTTACTAAAAAACCAAATTTAGATTGTAAAGAAAAAATTATTTTATTTATGACTAAACTTCTTTAAATAAAATTGAATATCAAAAATCTTTTAATATTATAACTGAAAAATGACTAAACATTACAATTATAAACATTTCTGTCAAAGTTGGTGTGCTTGCTGTGAAGCAAACCTAAAACTTAAACCAAAGCAAAAATATGATCCAAAACATTTTTGCCCTAGTTGGTGTAAATGTTGCGAGGACAATTTGGCTTTGAAAGGCAAATGAAAACAATTTGGCTTTGAAAGGCAAATGAAAACAATTTGGCTTTGAAAGGCAAATGAAGTAATAAATTAATAGTTAAATAATAAAATGAAAGAAACATATAAAATTGCTTTCATTTTTATTTTTCCTTCCAAAAATATAAAATTGATTGATTTTTTTATTTTATATTTATTAAGTAATTATGTCTATCTTACGTGAATATGATAAAATATTAATAAAGAAAGTAGTATGTTTAGACAAACAATTTATATCAGAACAATATAGAACCCAGCAAATAGTTTATAAATTTCCAAATGATATTTCAGATAAAATGTATATACAAACACCCTATATTTATAATAGGTATCCACCTAGTAGTTTTGAAGGTAATTTAGAGAATAAAATTCATTTAGACTTATTATTAGAAGTTTCTAATTCAGAAAATATTTCTGAAAACTCTAAGCAAATAATTGATTTTTATAAAATTATTGAAAAAATACAAAGAAACCTTAAAATACGTATTAGGAAAAAAAACTTAGCCAAACTTAAATTTATTAGTTCTCTTAAAGAAAAAAAACAATTATTCAAAAGAGATGAAGATATAAAAACATACAATTTTAGGACTAAAATTCACAGTATAAATGGAAAACCATATCTCAAAATATTCAATTCTAATAGACAAACTATTAAAGACCAAACACTTAAACCTAACTGTTTTATTAGATACATTTTACATCTTGAAAGTATCTGGTTTTTTAATGATACATATGGATTTAACTGGTTTATTGCTCAAGCAGAAATCAAATTACCTGATATTCTAAAACAATATTCCTTCTCAAATGACGAACCTATAGAAGAAGAAACAATTGAAGAAAGTATAGAAGAAAAACATTATAGTAAATATTTGAAAATGATTAAAATGAGAATACCAGAACAAGCAGTTAAAAATAAAATGCTTATGGATGGTCTAAACCCTAATATATTAGATACTTTAATAGGTAATACTAAATCGAAAAGAGTTTTACCTATACCTCCGGCTCCTCCTCCTCCTCCTATGAATTTTGGAAATATAACTCTTAATAAAGTTAGTAAAATTAAATTAGAAGAACCTAAAACTGATTTACGCATTCCTTCACAAGCACAATTATTAGAACATATGAAGAATTTAAAAAAAGTAAAGAAAAAGTTTTGATATTATACTAAATAGCGTTTGTTTTAGTAATAAAAATATCTATATTAGAAATAAAATGTATATCTATATTTTTGTTTCATCTATTTTTTTATCAGCATTAATTGCTAAAAGTTGTGTTAATACTTTCTCCAAACGAGAATTACATACTTTTACAAACAAAAGATTAGATTTCCATAATATTCACTATCTTAAAAAAATACAAACACTTTCTTATTTCTCTAAAGAAAAAAACTTTACTAGATTAGAAAAAATATTAGACAAATCCACAGAAATTTTCGATAAAACTATGAAATTAATAGAAAATAATGAAGAAATTAATGAACAATATAATATTGCGATAGAATTATATAAATATTATTTTCCTTTTGAAAAAGACCCAACTATCATCAGTACATTTATTATTAATGATAAAGAAATAAAAAGTTCATTGGGTCAATTGAATTTTTTTATGTGGTTATTTGAAAATGATTTCTTACTTCATTTGGAGTAAAATTACTTAACTTGTTCCCACATTTGTTTAATTTCTTTGTATGTATGAATATTTAGTGATATAAATTTCATTTCATAATATGTTTCGTATAGTTTTGATGAAGAATTATAGTTATAAATTTCCCTTTCTTTCCTCACCAAACCCAATGTTTGTATTATATTGCTAATTTTGTTATAATACTCTTTATCTCTTGTTTTATATCCCGAACTAGTACATAATTGGAAACCTCCTACTTCTGTTTCTATGTTGCTAAAAGAAGAATCGATACAAATATAATCATAATTTTTTCCAGTTTTCTTTCTATCTTTCGTATAAGTATATCCTATTCCCGGACCCTGTATATACAATTTTTCTGTATTATTATGATATTTACTAAGTTCTATCTGTATAAACAGAGAAATTTTCTTCAATTCTACTAAATATTGTTCCAAACTCATTTTGATTTTTACCTTTTTATTTTTGATATTCTATTTATATATAAAAATATTCTATATATTAAATGAATTCTAAAAAATTTGATAAATTACTACCTTATAGAAATAGAATGGAAAAAAACAATAATCTTATTTTAGATAAATCAAGATTATATAAACAAAGAAATACTATGAAACCAGAAGGTATATGGTATCAAATAAAAGATTGCGGATATGAATGGGGGAACGTAAAGTGGGGCAACCATATATATGAGGTAAAAGTAGATACAAAATGTATTTATACTATAAAAAATTATAAAGAATTATTAGATTTTAATAAAAAGTATTCTATATTACATACTGACTATAGTATTATAAATTGGATAAAACTTAGTAAAGATTATTGCGGATTTGAAATTAAAAATTATAATAAATTAAAATCTTTTATTATAGAAAAATCTACTAAAAAAAACTCAATTGATTTATTTACTTGGTTTTATACTTTTGATTTTAGTTCAGGTTGTGTATGGGATTTAAAAGCATTGAAAAATATTAAATATTTTGGTATTAAAAAATAATTACATTATTGAAGTATAATTTCTTATTTAAATATTCTAAGTAATATATAAATAAAAAATGGGAGGAGGTTTATTACAATTAGTTTCAAGTGGAAAACAAGGAAAATATTTAACGTCTAATCCTCAAATTTCATATTTTAAACAAGTTCATAAAAAACACACTAACTTCGCAATTGAATCAATACCATTACAATTTAATCAATCTGTCGATTTCGGTCTCAAATCAGTTTGTAAAGTAGGAAGACACGGAGATTTACTCAATAAATGTTTTTTAGAAATTAATTTACCTATATTAGATAATGGTGCAGAATGGACAAATGGTATAGGAAATGCTTTGATAAAAGAAGTACAGTTATTAATAGGTGGTGAAATAATTGACAGAATGGACGGACAATTATTAGATATTTATTCCGAATTTTATTTAGAAGAAGGAAAAAGAAATACATATCATAAACTAATAGGTTATCATAAATCATATGACGGCGTTGGAGAAAATGATAAAGCAATGAGATTATATGTTCCTCTGGAGTTTTGGTTTTGTAGGAATATAGGTAGTTCTTTACCATTAGTATCAATGCAGTATCACGACGTAGAAATACAAGTTGAATTTAGGAAATTTTCTGAATGTTATTACCAAAGTAGCGAAATACCTACACCGGTAAGTATTACTAGTTGTAGGTTATATGCGGATTATGTTTATTTAGATATAGATGAAAGAAAGGAATTTGCTTCAAGGTCTCACGAATATTTGATAACACAACACCAAAAAAACGATAATAATAGTATCCAATATTCGCAAAAAAGTGTTAAAATAGATTTAGAATTTAATCACCCCGTTAAATCATTATTTTGGTTTGTTAAAACATTAACAAGTGATAATGAAAATTTATGGTTTGATTATTATCCGCGAATGGTAGGTGCTTCAAAAGTGCCACTAAAATTAGACGAATTGAATTTTATAGATAGTGTCCAATTATTACTTAATGGTCAAGAAAGATTTAACCGGAGAAATGGAGAATTCTTCCGATATATTGAACCATATAAAAGATGTAGAAATGTTCCAGACAATAAATCCGTTTATAATTATAATTTTGGATTTAATACATGTCAATTCCAACCCAGTGGATTTTTGAATTTCAGCAGAATTGATAATTCACAACTTAATATTGATATTATAGAAGACGATACAGTTCAAGACGATACCTTATATATAACAATATATGCGATTAATTATAATGTTCTGAAAATACATTCAGGTATGGGGGGATTAATGTATAAGGATTAGAAATTTGATAAATACAATTACAATTCCAATTCTCTCATATTCCCCCTCTTTAATTAAAATATTTAGTTTAAATAAGATTATAAAACAATTTTCATTTAATCCATAATTTTATTCAATAAATAATATTTTAGTGAATATTTTTTACAAATTCTACATTTTCCATTTTTTTTAAAATTATGAGAATAAAAAAAAGTAGAAGCGTGATTATTGGCACACAACTCATTTTCTTTTGTTATTTTTCTTCTACACAAGGGACAATTATAACATTTTAAATTTATAACACATTTTAAATTTATAACACATTTTAAATTTATAACACATTCATAATGAAAAATATGACCGCAATCTAATTTAACTTTCTTACCCCCTCCTTCTAAATCTTCAAGGCATATTGAACATTCCATTATTAAATTAAAAATATTAAACTTAAATAGTATTTAATTCTAAAATTTTATCAATAGAAAAACCTAAACAAAAACGACATTCTCCTCCTTCACAAAAAGGATTATACCCATTTGGACATCTACATATTTTCTTTAAACCAAATCCTACATTTCCTAATATAAATGGTTTACGGCACAAAGGACATAATTGATTATTTACATATATTAGACAAATCTTATGAAAAGTATGATTACAATCTAATATATATTTATTTTCATTTTTAATATTTTCTAAACAAATTGAACATTCCATATAAAATATTTATATATATTTTTTTAAATAAATAACCAATTATATCCAATTTCCATAAGAATCAATTAAAGGAGGTGTGGGTATGCTATTGTTTGTTGAACTTCTCCCGGATGAAGGCATAAAATTACCCTTCCAATTCTGTATTTCTCTTTTTTGATATTTGTTAGGTGGTTTTTTTATAGGAGATACACTATTTATTGCCGACCAATAATTAACGTTTTTTTTCATCATATTTATATCTTCCCTTTTTATTCCTTCTGGAAAACCTACGCAACCACAGTCTATAAATAATATGTTTTCATCTAAATTATTAAGAGAATTATATATCATATGATATATTTCCTTTGTAGAAAAACATATATTATTATCATAGCAATACAAAATTAATATTTCAAAATTATATTTAATAGTATCAATTTTATTTTCAAATATTATTTTTTTGTTTTTTAAATCCTTTTTAGTAACATTTTCTTTAACATTATTAAATAAATTTGGAACTTCAAATGTATTATTTCGATAATTTGTATAATAATCTTCAATGATAATACCTTTATTTATTAAATCTTTAACAACATTATTATATCTTTCAAATAGTATTTTATTTAAATTACATTTTTTTTCTAAAAATTCTAATTTTTTTATATCTTCTTCTCCTGAATTAATAAATTTTGTTTTTGTTATTTCATTAGGTATTCTAAAAATATATTTAATAAGATTTTCTAAATTTAATTCACTTTCTATCATTTGTTCAAAAAAAATATCATTTATTTCATCCGAAAAAATAAAAAAATCATTATTACTATTTTCTGTTATATCATATAGTCCAAGTGGCAATAGTGAAAAATCAAAATATATAGGATCTTTCCTAGGGAATTGTAAAAAATAAAATTGTCTTTTAGGTAAAAATAATTTATCATTCGGAAATACTTTAAAATTTGTAATTTTATCTCTACCCAATGAATTATATTCATTCATTAACATTTTATGTATTTCTTTATTTATTATTTTTTCATTTGGTTTATTTGTTTTATTTATATACTTTGAAAAATAATAATTTAATTTTTTTGCTTCTTTTAGAGTAGAACATTCTATAATTTTTTTATAAAAATTAGGATATAAATTTATAATATATGCCAATATATAAGTTATTAAAAAAAAATTCAAATATCCGGATGATTGTAACATTAAATGTCTGAAATTTTTGAATTTTGTATCTCTAAGTACATCTTCTTTTAAAACTTTATATTTTTTTTCTAATTTTATATTCTGTTGATAATGATAACTAGAATGTCCTGAAACCAAAAATATACGCGTATTTTCTTTATTATAAGTTGGAGAATTATGTAAATTTGGAACTTCAAAACTAATATTATTAGAATTAGATAAACCTTTATTGGAAAAGGAAATATATTTTATATTTTGTATATTACTTAAACTATTATTTATATGTTGTAAACTTCTTTTTTGTTTTGTTTTTTTTGTTTCAATATCTCTTTTTCTGATTTTTTTTTGTTTTTGGTTTATTTTTCTAAAGTGTTTTTTTAATTCTTTTTTCATTAGAATTTCTTTTTCTTCTCTTAATTGTTTTTTTGTTTTTTTTTTAATTTCTTTTTCTTCTCTTAATTGTTTTTTTGTTTTTTTTTTAATTTCTTTTTCTTCT